ACCAACAAGAAGCAGGCATACGAAAGCGTGATGTCTAAGTATGGCAACGAGCTGTCTGATCGGCAGAAAGAAGCCATCAAGAAGTTCGTTCGATGAGGATACCAGAGATGCTGATGCAGAGGTACAACAAGGAACACTTGTCGTACTCCTCTTTAAAGAAGGCGCTAACTGACATCGCTCTCTTTGATCTCCACATGAAGGGCAAGGTGGAATACAAATCTGACGCTCTGGAATTTGGAAGTATGTATGACGCTATATTGTTTGACTTGGACAGGGCTAAGGCTACCTACAAGGTTCTTAGTAACCAAGAAATCCTCGGTATGTGCAGCGGAAAAACCGCAAGCTCTAAAAGACCAGAGGCGACTGCTGAGTTCAAAGAGATAAAAGAAAAGATGCGGATCGACCTGTTTGATAGTGGCGTGCTAGTGTGCTCCCAAGAGGACTGGGATCAGGCGATAGCCATGGTAGACCGCCTCCGAGTGTGTGGCATCTTAGACACCTACCTGAAGGGTGATTACCAAAAAGAAGTATATGGAGAGATCAATGGCGTTATTATCAAGGGTTATCTTGATTGCCTTGGCAGTGGCTTTATTTCAGACAGCAAGTCTACACGTAGCGTCGATGGCTTTAGGTATGACGTCAACAAGCTGTGCTACGACATACAAGCTTATCTCTACTGCAAGCTTACAGGGATCGACGACTTCTATTGGGTTGTGCAAGAGAAGACATACCCATATCTACCAGCGGTCGTCAAGTGCTCACAAGAAAGCCTCTTCCGAGGAGAGATGAAGTTCTTCAACGCAATAACTAAGATCTCAGCTTGGCTGAATGATGACTCAGCAGGCGAGACAGACTACATGACATTCGAAGTATGAGCCGATTCAACAACACAATCACCTCAGCACTTGCTGTCATAGTGTACTTCGTAATAATGATTATCGCAATAAACCTTTTTTAATTTTTTTCAAATGAGCGAAAACTCAACCAAGTATGATTCCGTATTCATCGGATATGCTGAAGACCCGAAACTTGATCCTAACGGCAAGTATGTATCACAACGCCTTCGACTGAAGGTTCCTGAACTTAAGGACCTCATGGAGCGGTATGCCACCGCTGTAAAACCTGACGGTACTGGCGGAAACGTGTTCATCACTGTAGGGGTAAGCAAGAATGGCAAGTCATTTGCCACCGTGTGGGACCCCAACAGCGAGAAGGCAAAGGAGAACCAGCAGTCAAAGTCTTCTTACTCTAAGAAGCCGAGTGCAGCAGACGAGGACCTCCCCTTCTAAGTTCTTTGGCTTGTATGCCGCTATTGAATGGGGGTTGAAGAGTGTAAATTTCTTCAGCCCTCATTCTTTTAGTGGGGTCAACAACAACGGAGGCAGTACTTCTTTCTTCTGCGTGATGTCCGATCATAAGGACTACGAGGTGCATATCCCTGCGAATGAAGATGATTACGTGATCTTATGCATCACGAACAAAAACGGGGACAACTGCGTGCTGATGAAGTCAACCGATTGTTCAGGGATGACACTGTCTATGCAAGACATGGTCCCTTTGATCAAGCGAAAGTTTAGGATAGAGATCTCATGAAGAAAGACATATACTACCAGACCTTAAAGGTGGGGTTTAAGAAAGACAAGACCATCTACACACGAGAGGTGTACTGCCTGTCTCACTCTGAAGATGTCGGATTGATTGCAGCAGACAACTACAGCATGGCCATCATAGCCAAGCAATGTTACCCTAAAACATACAAGGGTGACGTCAAGATAATAATTAAAGAAATAATTGAATCAAAACTGTTATGGAAAAGTCCTACGAATACGTGAACCATCCCAATCACTACAACGAGTTCTCCAAAGAAACATGGGAGATGATGATTGATGTGTGGGGTCTCGACAACTTCCTCATCTTTTGTGAGATGAACGCTTTCAAGTACAAGATGCGAGCAGGGTCAAAGCTGGGGGAGACCGCAGACAAAGACGTCATGAAGGCTAACTGGTACTTGAACAAAGCAGCAGAGCTGAAATGCAAGTAACTATATTCGAGAGCATATACCACACTAAGTCCCCTAGGTATATCTCTCTGGGCCTGGCGCTTCGCAGGATTCAAGACGGATCAAGCGAGAAGACCATAGAGCTTGTCCGCAGCGGTGACAAGGAGTCAAAGAAGAAACTGCCTATCGTCCTGTTCAGCGGTCAGTTCTCTGATCGTACTGATGACGGGCTGTTTGACCACAGCGGATTCATCGTGCTTGACTTCGATCACGTTGGGTCAACACCAGAAGAGGTGACGCTTACAAAGTCAACTATTGGTACTGACCAATACGTTTACTCTGCATGGATGTCGCCATCAGGTGACGGCATCAAGGTGCTCGTAAGGATTACAAATCCTGAGCGACACAGAGACCACTTTAGGGCGCTCAAGGTTTACTTCAACAAGCAATACGGGATTACCCCTGACGACTCTGGAATCAACGAATCTAGGGCGTGCTTTGAGTCTCACGACCCAGACATAATCGTCAACGAGTCTGCTTCAAAGTTCGGGGCGTTCTCTAGTGAGAGAGCAGACACTCAGGTAGCCGTGGTTCGTGACCACTACACGGACTACATGAAGCTAAACCTCGCCGCCAAAATGATACGTGTCGCAGAGGATGGCAACAAGCATACCGCACTGCTTCGTGCTGCACGACTGTGTGGCGGGTATGTCTCAGCTGGGCGTATGGAGGAGGACGAAGCAATTCGGATTCTTCACAGGGAGATATGCAAGCGTAACATAGACTCTGAGGAGCAGGCTATGATCACCATACGTGACGGGATAGAGCTTGGGAAGAAAGACCCAATCAAAACCCTCGTCTCGAATGAGAAGAGCGCTCAGCGTGAGATGCTCTTGAGTGATGGGGACATGTCGTTCATATCGTCTGACGATGAGGACTTCAGGTGGATTGACAGCTATGCAAATGGAGAGATACAAGTAGGGCTGGATACGGGTGACGCAAAGCTTGACGAGTACTTCAGGTACAAGAAAGAGTTCCTAATCATCAACGGACACAGCAACGTAGGTAAGACTACGATGGCGCTTTATCTCATGGTGAATGCTACTGTACGGCATGGATGGAAGTGGGTTGTGTACTCTTCTGAGAACAGGACCTCTTCGCTTAAGATGACTCTGATGCAGTTCGGGTTCAACAGGCGCGTAAATGAGATGTCGTATGATCAGCGCAAGGCTGCTTACAAGTGGGTTCAAGAGCACTTCACCGTGATCAACAACAACCAAGTGTATAGCTACGCAGAGATTATCCTGTTCCTTGAGAAGGTGCTGCGTCAGCAGGCTGTGGATGCGGTGTTTGTAGACCCGTACAACAGCCTAAAGCTTGACATGGGCAACTCAAACATCGGGGTGCACGACTACCACTACGAGGCAGCGTCTGAGTTCCTGACGTTCAGCAAAGCAAACGACATCGCTGTGTGGCTGAACATGCACGCCGTAACAGAAGCTCAGCGTAGGAAGGGTGATGATGGACTCCCTGTGGCTCCATACGCAGAGGACACTGAAGGTGGAGGCAAGTTCGTGAACCGAGCAGACTGCTTCATCACCATACACAGGAAGGTTCAAGCACCAGACGTAAGCCTACGTAAGACGACTGAGTTTCACGTTAGGAAAGTCAGGGAAACGGAGACTGGAGGCGCTCCATCGCCAATAGACAACCCCGTTACGTTCACAATGAACACTCCGATGACTGCTTTCAGGGTGAATTCTACTGGAAAAGAACTGTTCGATCCTGTTGGTTTACAGTTCAATGTGTACCATCAGTTCAATTAACGCTTAATTCTCTCTCTATTGTCGGCTTTGTGTTGTAACTTTGCCGAGTGAAGAGAGCAAAACGGGGGACGCCACCACGGGCCAGCGCTCGCAAGAAGCAGCTGGGACGTTACAAAAGCGGACTCGAAAAGCAGTGCGCTGATTTGCTTTGTGATCACGGCCTAGACTTTGACTACGAAGAAGTGGAGTATACACTTGTGGATCAGTTCAAGTATGAGGGCGTGTATCATAAAATGACTGCCTCCTCTAAAGAGCTGTCAGATAGAACTGGTAAAGCAGTTCTTGCGATTAAGTACACTCCAGACTTCGTAGCAAAGGATAGGTCGTGGATCATAGAGACAAAAGGTTTTACTCCATCTCATCACGACTTTCCTATGAGATGGAAGCTTTTCCTTCGTTATCTTTCGGATCTTGGCGAAACACCAAAGCTCTTTATCGTTAAGAATAGAGAGCAGATAGAAGAGGCAATAAGAATCATAAAGAATGACGGACATAACAAAGTTGGAGCTAGCGAGAGTGTACGCACTCGCTACAGAAAGGATACAGATGGCAGCCGTAGATCTCTACGAGGAGCTGTTTGATAGCAACGGAGAAGCAAAGACGCACCCAGGTCAGGTGACGAATTTGGTTTCTTCATTTAGGGCCAAGGCAGGGTATGAGATGGATATGATAAGGGAGGCCGCAGTTCAGTACGCCGAACAACATAACCATCTCAATGGTAAATCAAAACAGACGAGCCTACTCGACTACAACGGGTAAGGTAGCTGAGGCCAGATTCAAGGCGGCAGCTCAAGCACTTGGACTTACCGTAGAAAAATCTACTAGCGCAGAAGACACCAGAGAACACGTAGATTTCTGGATGGCTTATGACGGCGCTGGTAGATGGGGCGTTGACGTAAAAGGAAACAACATGCCTCACGAGATATGGTGCGAGTTCAAGAATGTCAGCGGCAACACTGGATGGATGTACGGAGGAGCTACCATCATTGCCTTTGACATGCCTGAAGAAGGAGGATTCTGCATTGTAAATAGGGAAGATCTTGCCAGATATTGCGAAGAGAATGTAGAAGACGTATTCGTCAAACACCCTTTCGACGCATACAAAAAGAAGTATCAAAGGAAGGATAGACTTGACGTTATAACCAAGGTTTCAATCCTTGATTTGATGTCAATTCCTTCATACAGAGTGTGGTACTACTACGCAGATTATAAGTAGATTTGCCCCCCTGTAAAAGCTAAACACCAATACACCAAACAAACACTTTTAAAAAATGAGTTCTTCCATTCCATGGGGGGAGGTAGGTTACCCCGTCTTCAAAAGAACCTATGCACGAGCCGTTGAAAATCGCACAGAAGAATGGCCTGAAACCGTAGAGCGAGTAATCAATGCTTGCAACGATCAGCTTGGATGTGGCTTCAACGAAGTAGACAAGCAAGAGATACGAGACATCATGCTCAACCTTAAGGGCACGGTGGCTGGACGTTTCTTGTGGCAGCTAGGCACAGAGACCGTAGACAAGCTTGGCTTGCCTTCGTTGCAGAACTGTGCGTTCGTAGTCGTTGACGAAGAGGTGCGTCCATTTACGTGGGCATTCGAGATGCTCATGCTTGGCAGCGGAGTTGGATTCAACATTCAAAGGGAGTACATAGACGGGCTGCGCCCTCCGTTTAAGGACGTAATCATTGAAAGAGTAGATCGAAATGACGCTGATTTTATTGTACCTGATAGTAGGGAGGGGTGGGTTGAGCTCCTTAAAAGAGTTCTTGAGGCATCTTTCTACACGGGTAAAGGGTTTACGTTCGCGACTCATCTGATCCGATCTAAGGGATCACCTATCAAGGGATTCGGCGGCGTAGCAAGCGGTCCTGAGGATTTGGTTTGGGGTATGTTCGAGATTAACAAGCTGCTCAACGGGAAGAACGAGGGATGCCTGACTTCAGTGGACTGCCTTGACATTATGAACATCGTCGGTCGCATCGTGGTAGCAGGTAACGTGAGACGCTCTGCACAGATTGCTATCGGTGACGCTACCGATGTGGAATACTTG